TCGCCTATTGTAACTAAATTAGAATTAACTTTATTACCAATACTTGTAACATGGTTACCCATGTAGCCATGTGATGAACACTGATAATATAGAATGTTTGGTGTTGTTTCATCAACAGCTATTTGTGTGTATGCACCAGATGATCCAGGAGCTGGTGAACTACCCGTGTTAGTTACACCTGTTGTATACTCAGTAGTTTTAGCTGCATCTAAATAAAACCTAAGAGGATGACCTGAGTTACTAGAATCAGATTGATCAAATCTGTAGTAGTATTTATAAGATGAATCTGTTCCTGATAATCTTAATGCAGGAGATTCTAACCCATCTAAATAATATGCACTACCAGATCCTTGACCTGAGTATGGGTGTGCTGCTGTTTTAGAAGCTACTTTAACAGTAATTATTTTTGGCGCTGATGAAGAACCATATTCTTCTGGATTTGGTAAACCTATCTTTGCACCTGGAACAGTACAAAATACTTCTGTTGGACCTGCAAAACTTACAAGACCATCACTATTAGAACTGGAGATAACATTAGTTCTAGCAAGTGTGCTTGCTCCTGCATTTAAAGTTCCAAAACCAACTTCAAAGTTATTTGTTCCTGTTTCAAAGATACAGTAATAAGTGGTATTGTTTCCACCGATACCTGCAGCAAAAGTTTCAAAACCTGAAACTGCTCCACCAAGTGTAAACGTACCTGTTCCAGTAGTTGCACTGGATTCTTTTACCCTATCGTTTAATTTAAACGCCATTTAAAATCCTATGATGATGTTAAACTAATAATAGCATTTGACGGTGTACTTGGATCAGGAAACGAAATAGTGAAATCACCATTCGTTGCTGTCTTTGTTCCACCAAAATCTAAAACTACACACAACTTATCACTATCTGAGCTATTAAAAATAGCTGCAAAAGCTGCAGAGAAAGTTGCAGCTCCAGTTGTTGCTGCTCCCCAAGTTACATCTGCAAAATCCACTGATGCAGTAGCAGTTGATGCTGCAACAGCCTGACTAGCTAAATCTTTTCTAGCATAGTTTGAACTACCTGCTGAAGAAACTTCATTGGTAGTTAAAGCAACTGTACTAGATGTTGTGTATGGATTAGATGTGTATAGTGCTATTTTAAAAGTATCTCCTCCGTTTGCAAAATTATGCGTTCCAGATAGAAGTTCACCTTTAAAAGAATGTGGTACTATGTTTGCCATATATTATCTCCTTAATTTACGGTGATGGTGATCTTAAAGGAGTACGAATAACACCATCTTGATATTCGTCTCGGCGTCTTCTACCTTGTTGTTCGATAGAGTACGATGATAAAGCCCTTTGATAAGACTGTTCATAGTATTGTAACAGATCTGTGGGACCTTTCAAGTATCCATATGCTTCTACCAGACAAGAATACAAAAGTAAATCCTGATATTTGTTAGACACATATGTGCCCACAGTCGATGCAGGGTTTGCTGTTGTTGGCTGAGTAGTGCTCGTAATACTTATTGGTTGCTTAACATATGCTAAAGTTATGTCATATGTAGAGTCTGGTGTAGGTGCCACAACCCAAAATTCATCGTCCCAGTTACCATAATATTTAGGAAAACCAGACTGAGTTGCAGGTGTATCGTAGAAAGCAGCCATATAACTTGTCTCCTTCTTCTCTAAAAATACCTGCTTACCAGATGAATCTTTTAGTTGAACATATCTAATAAATCTTAAATCAGTTGGGATAGTTACATATCTATTACCTGTAACTAGTTGTGATGTAGCGTAGAACCTATTATCATCAGAATCGGACTCTCTGTATATTCTGTTTTCAGCGTTCTTAATAATAGTATTTAATACAGAATCAGATAATACCCCATCATCAACTTCAGTGTAGTTTCGAATATCAGTTCTTAGATTAGCTAAAGTGTATGCCATTATTCTTCTGAATCACCTTTATATTTTGCTTTTATTTTTTCTAATTTGTGAAGTGAAAGATCTGATTTTTCTTCTTTCTCTTCCTCTATACCAAACCATTTATGAATTATTTTTTTTATAAATTTTATCATGCTTGTATTGTTACAGGTCCTGCTGACACTGTTACTCCTCCTGACTCTTCTGTTATACTAGGTGTTACACCTAATGTAAATGTATACTTATCTGTTGTAGTTACAGTTATACTAAAACCACTAGAATTTTCGTACGTTGTAAAAGCTACTCCACCTGGACTCCCTACTACATTCCTAAATCTAACTGTATCACCAGTTGTTCTACCATGATTTTTTTCTGTAACAGTTATTGTTTGAGAACCTGATGTTATTGAAAAAGGATTGTTTCCTAACAAAGCAGCTGATGCTGGCTCCACTCTATCTGATCTAACATTTAATAATGCAATACCATCTCCAGATTGTGATCTTGGTTGTAGTTGTGGTTGTTTGGGTTCAAATTCTGTGTAGTGAACAAAAGAACCATTCCACTCTCTGACCATTTCTCTGTATGGAAACTCTACACCAGATCTATCTGATATTGCTTTTGCGTATTTACCTGTTGCGTATTTTGCCATTATGTACCTGGATAATAAGTTTTAGGTGATATGTGAGTGCTAGAATCAGAACCATCTTCTGCTAACGCTCTTTGAAACTCTTCTTCGTATACTAATTTCATTGGCTGTATTAGTTGTGGTGCATATTTCATAGCTAGATAATATGTTAAACCAGAAACCATACAAGGCACAAATCTAAAAGGCATATCAGTTGCATTTGTATATGCACCTGCATCTTGTATTCTTTTAATATAATATATGTGCATGTCTTTTGTTGCATTAGTTGAGTCTGGTGTTGGGTAGACACTAATACTTACATGATCAATAAATCTTTGTACCCAATATTGGTTAGGTGTGCCTTTTGATAGTTTGTTTGAAAAACCTGCGTATACAGATCTATCAACTTTTGTCATTGGACTATCTGATTGTGTAGTTTGAGTTCTATTAGATCTTAATTGTGCTTCAAGGACATCGGACATTCCATAAATATTAGCAGGAGTTGAAACGGCACTTGTGCCATCATCAGATGATCTAAAAAATTTGTACTCGGATTGACCTTCAATCAAATCAATATTTGTTTCAGCTATTTCCCAATAGTGAATACCTCTATTGCCCCATTCTTGAAGCATTATATTTAAAGATCTTCTTGAAGTTTTTAACTGATAACCTGATACGTTTTGAATACCTAATCTTTCAAAAGCCTCTTCTATTATTTCATCAATAGAAAAAGTTTTATCAAAAGTAGTTGTACCAGAGGTAGTGTTAGCCATTTACCCTCCTAGCCAGTGTATCCGATAGTAACCGATGTAACGTTAGTCATAGTAGCATGGACACCATTTTCAAATCTAATTCCGTCTCCTGGAATCATAATATCTAAACCTTCTGTTCCAAAATCAGCTTCGAAAACTTTGTCTCCTGAACTACCAGATGAAATATCTCTTAAAACTAATGTAGAAGAAGCCACGCCATTACCTTGTATATAAGTAATTCTACATGGTCCTATATTTACCGATCCACCTGAAATAGTTTTTACTTGTCCTGTGCTTGTTATGTTTGTAAATTTTTGATCTGAACTCATATTTTTCCTTTAATTAAACTGTGGGGCCGAAGCCCCACATTAAATTAATTATGATAAATTATTGTTTTGTATATACAAAACAGTAACAGTCGCTGCACCTGTAGTACCATCACCGTTAGCTGCTGTAAATGTAGCAGTTACAGTTTGATCAGATGTACCAATGTCTGTACCATCAGTTTGTATAGTGCCTCTAGTTGTAGCTAAAGCTTTTACGTTAGTAGCTGGTAAGTATTCATCAGTATCACCTGCATGTCCAACTTGAACTGTTGCAGTTCCACCGTCATTGTTGACAGTTGTAACGTTTAATAAAACGTCAACGATTTGTGAATTTGCAGGTATGATTCCTACAGTTGTTGTAGCAGTTGCACCAATAATATCGATTACTGCTGATTGAGCCATTAATACAAATCCTGTATTAGCACTAGCTCCTTCTCTTATCGATCCCGCTTTTACCGGTCCCGAAAATGTAGTTGTTGCCATAATTATATCCTCCTAGTTTTCCGAATACTGTCTCTAGGCCGTCGACTATACTCGTCAGTATTCTAATTAATTGTATAGTGACAAAACTATATACTAGTTTTGAATAGAGCGCAAGAGAGCCTGTAATGTGGATTGGATTTTTCCAACGATGTAGCTTTTTATTAAGTAGCTACAGAAACTTCGGGTGCAGTTTTATGTGCAGCTTGTGCTTCTGCCATTTTTATATGGTTAATCAACTCTCTAACTTTATTGTCGATCTTGACCATATTAAGAGTGTATCTTCCCTCACTCTTATGTTCCTGCTCCCACTTGTTGTCTAGAGCTTTTTTCTGTTGGTAAAGCTCCTGGATGTGGTTGTCCATCTATAACCTCCTCATAGGTTATTCTGTGTTTACGGGCGTCATACATATCACCCGTATACTCCCACGTTATACTGTTTTCTCCAAGTTTGTCAAGGATTGATTGTTCAAGTGATTGTGGATTGTCCTCGGATAGGACATGGAATTTTGTGTAGTAATCGTAAGCAGATATTTGTACTAAAAATTTTTTCATGAATCTCACCAGTTTATGTGTAAATGGGGCCGTTTTAAGGCGGCCCCATAAATTTAGTTATTACGCACCTTGAGATGCAAAAATACCTCTAGGGTCAGATACACCAAATGAGTATCTTTCTCTAGCTTTGTATCTTACATTGCCAGTGTCGAAATCACC